TTGTATCCCGCGTCTGTGGTGGTGCCTATTAAGACGTTGCCCGTTGAGCCAACTAATCTCATTCGCTCGGTTGTATTTGTTCCAATAGCTAAATACGCCGTGTTATGTAAAATAATACCTAAAGCTGCTTTTTGAAAAGATGTTATTTCTGCGCTATTTGCAGGAAGTCCCATACTACCCGTTGTGGCATTTCCTCTAGAAGTAAACAACAAACCATCAGTACCATTCAAGATATTTAGAAAATTATTTTGTGCAACTAAAGATGTTAAATTAACAGTCAAAGCTGAAGCCGTTGTTTTGGCAATAGTAAAATTATCCTGCACCCTCGCAGTACCATTGACGTCTAAACGGAAGCCTGCATCGGTGTGTGTTCCTCCGTTTTGAATTAGTACATTGCCCGTAGTTCCAAACACAATCATTTTGGTAGGGTTACCAGCATAGCCACCCGTTAGTAATTGAATGCTTCCAGTTCCACCCGTTGCTACGTCAAAATTAGTTGCAAGTAATACATTACTCGCAGTTGGATATGAAGCTAAAACAACATTACTTCGAAGATATGCAGTATTATTAGCCGATGAATAAGTTGATACACCACCTATTGTGGCTGAATTATTTGCTACATTTATTCCAGTGCTACCTTGAATTCCCGTTGAAGTGTTTTGAAATAAAGAACTAAAAGAACCATTTACCGAACCCGCTGAATGAACTGAAGCACTAGGCGTACTCGTACCAATCCCTAACCTTGCATTCGTGTTATCCCAAAACAAGTTTGCACTTTCCTGAAGCACGTTGCCCGTACCCTCAAACAATACACGACCAGCAGTACCCGAAGCTATCGGGGTAGTGCCGACTGTTAAGCCTGAAGGCGGTAACGGAATAGCGTCAATGAGTTCTTGACCCGTGATTGATCGTGTGACGTAGCTTCCACTCTCCAGCGTGGATACCTCGATGAGGTCGGTTGCTTCCAAGTCGGCTCCCTTCGGAGTCATCTGGGATATCTTCTGTGTTCTAAATGCCATGCTTATATTGCAAATTGTCAGCCAAATGTTTAGAAGGCGAAATATGAGTCATCCGTATAGTACTCCTGGCGTATGTGCGTGGCAGCGTAGCGGATGGCATCCATGGCATCATCGTACAGCTTCACGGGCTCATCCATGATTTGGTCACCCACCTTTTTCCACTTGTAGTTCTCGTATTCTTTCTTGAGTCTTGGCTCATCCTCGCACACCACTCCAAAGGTCTTGATGTTGTCGATGCCCTTCTTGACCACCTTGTTGGCGTTTCGCACATCATAGCCAGCGTTATTCATCTCAGCGATTATCTCGGGCCGTGCGTAGTCAGCCACGATGGTGACGTGCTTCTCGATGTTGAGGTTGCCAATCTTGTCGATGAGGTTGGTGGTTGTCAGGTAGCTCTCGTATATGACCGGCTCGATGTAGATGTCATTGTCGCAATAGTAGACCCTGATGAGGGCAGTCGGGTGATTGTATCCGAAGTCGAGCCCATACACAAAGTTCACGAACCTTGCTGGGCGATGCTTCACGAATGACCAGTTCGAATAGATGTTGCTCTTGCTGATGGCTTTCTCACCGAGCGCATAGATTTGATACAGCGACTCATCGGTGCGCTTGAGGTCCTCAATCTGACGCTTGATGCTTTCGGGAAGGAATGGGTTGTCTTTGTAGGTTGACTTGATGATGATGCTTTCATCCATCGGCAGCTCATACAACCAGGATGCACTCTCACTCGGGTTGTAGTCGAAGATGAGCTTTGTCTCGGTCCTCATGTTCAGCTGCTGAAAATCTTCGAACCACAGCTCATTGGCTTCATTGCACCAACCAAGGTCACGCTTGCGCCCTCGTATCTTCTGCTCATCATCCACGCTGAAGAACTCCACGATGCTTCCATTCGGGAAGGTGTAGATGTGCTCTGACTTGTTGTGGCTGCTCACCTCATAAATCTCCATCTCCTTCATGATTTCAAAGAAGTCACGCATCACCGTTGCCCTGAGAGCTGGGAAGGTCTTGCGAACGATGCTGACCACCTTGCCAGGATTCTGCAAGCAGTACACCACGATCATTTGGCAGAGCGAGTAGGTCTTGCTGGATCGGCTGCCACCCTCATTGATGATGAACCTGATGCTCGGGTCAACCAGGGCTGTGAAGTTTTTCTCGAAGATGACAGTGCTGTCGATTGTGATTTCAGCCATAGGTAAAGTTTAGGCAATACGAAAGCCATACAAGAGTTTTCCCTTATATGACATTTCTACAAATATAGTAAATAATACTATTCAGTAGCTTTAATTATATTCACCTTCACCTCGGAGATAGTTTGCCCTCCAGAGGTCACGTCAGTTTTTTCAGTCAGACCATTCAGTCGCTGAGTGATGGATGCATTGAACTGCCCAACCATGCCGCCCTGAATCTGGTCATTGCGGATTTCATCGCTTATGCGCGTGCAGATTGTAGCAAATGCTGAATATCTCCCATCCGTATTTGCGAAGTAATCATTCACAACAAGACCCTTATCATGACAAAACACTCTGAATCCGCTAATTGTTAACGGAGGCTCCAGTGGAATCGGTTCAGCCTTCCCAGTCTTATTTGAGAGGGCATATGAATATCGTGGATTGTCCTTAACATACTTTCTGTACTCAACAAAAAGCTGATAAAGGTCATCCGGTGTTTCGAAGTTTCTTGGTCTACCAGCCATTATATAATTTTTAATCCTTTTAGTTTACTTTCTGCCCAATCAAGTCCGGTTTTGCCACCCCACAGAAGGAATGAAACGTATCCGCAATCTTCTGGTGCTGCATCATCGAATGTTGGTTCTGCCCTGGATAGGTATGAGTACATCCTTTTGATTGTGTCGATTGAAATTGGCTCCTTATTTGCGAGCTGCTGTCCTCTGACCTTGCCGACTTGTGTGGCGCACTTGTTGCCGAGCTCTTTGTTGAGTTCGATGCCTCTGCGTGCGTTGTTTCTCACGCTGTCGGGATAATCGGAGTAGCTATCCTCTGCGAATGCTGCCATGTATTTACTCAATAGGGCCATTTGCTCGTTTACGTTTTTTTTTTGGTTTAATTACTTTCGGAGCTTCAGTCTGCTCATCTGCCTCGATGCCTTCATATCGGATTGTCTCCTTTTCAAATAGATATCCGAATCCTATGCTGACATAGTAGTCATATTTATTCATATCTATATTGTCAACAACCACGGTTATGTTTCCGAGAGCGGTGTTTTTCATTAGGGTCATGCCTTTGTATTCATCTTTTATCTTCATTGTGTATGGTTTTTAGTGTGTTTTTTATCTCTGTGATTAGGTAGTGAGCTGATGTCACTGGGATGTTGAAGTACTCGGCCATTGATCGTGCTGTTGTGAAGTTCTTATCGAAGTAAGCCTTGGCCACTGCAATCTTGACGTTGTCTGTCAGCCCATCTCGGTAGATGTCCACCGATGACTTCCACCCCTGGTATTGCTGTTCGATTGCGATTTTGTAGTTCAGGTCCTCCCCATCATCGAAAGTGTCAGGAACTGCGATTTCTGATGCCAGGATTCGCTCATCTTTGTAGCTGTCGACATTTTTCCAAATCACCTGACGCTTGATTGAGTTCAGTATATAGCTCTTGACCTTCCCGACATCCTCTGTATTGTCATTGATTTCGATGCAGTGCAGATATGCGTTGGAGATGACCGTATCGATTGTGAGTTTCGGATTGTACTTGGAGCAGAAATACCTGGTGTATCGGTATAGCTCCTCGTAGTGAGATGATATGTAACGGTCAAGCGTTGCCTTCATACCAGTTGATGAATTCTTTGTACCAAATTTTGCGCCTCAGCTGGGAGCAGAAGCATTCACGGTCAGGCATTCCGGTCTCGGTGACCTTGATGCGCTTGAGCACGTTCAGCGTTTTCTTGCTGTATCGCTCTGTCTCGGGCATTTCCCTGACTGCTGTGATGATATCTATTTGCTCTCTATCCATTCGCTGATGATGTAGGCACCCATCGCTGTGATTGCTGCCGTATATATATTGCCTGAAAGTATCAGCGCAGTCCAAAATGACGTACACTTCCAGCAACCGAATGCAGCATGAATGTAATCACCGAGCTTCCCATTGGGAATCACCTTGATGAATAGTAGGTCGATGACCCAGTGCAGAGGCTCGAAGTTGGCGATGAGCCATCCGAGGGCGAGGTATGATAGTATCAGTTCCATACGTCAAAGATAAGTTTAAAAATCAATATGATAGCCACTGTGGTCACGAGTATCATCGTGGCGAGTGCTGCGCAGTATTCTTGGTCAGGTCTCATTGTTCTTGTTTAAAGGTTTTGACTTCTGATTTGAGCCTCTCAATATACAGCGTGGCATCCATCAGCTCCTCCTGGAGATGGTTGAGCCAATCGGTGAGGCTCAGGTCATCACGATCTAAAGTGCGCCCATACTTCTCGATGCCGAGCTGGCTGCGCTCATAATACTTGCCAAGCACCTTGATTAGTATTGTGTCTTGTATTTGCTCTTCCATTAGTTAAGGCTTGACCATTGTTCATAGAATTCATCAGCAGTCACTTCCGAGATGTGCACCTCATCTGATAAGGTAATCACGATGCAAGTGTTGACACCTGGCATCATCTTGAATAAATCATCGACTCTTGCAATTAGCTTATCGAGGTTGTCATTCTTGCTTCCTATGTATGCAATAAAGTACTTCATTTCATCAGGAAGTTGAAGGCTTGGATATAGAACTCATCACCCACACCTTGACCCCTCATAAATCGGGTGACAGTATAGTAATTGAGATTCATGTCCTCAGCCAGGTGAGTCATTCGATATCTCTTGGAGATTCGGGACCTCAATTCCTTGTGTATGAAGTCCCGGATATTCTCCCCATCAGAAAGGTAGATCGTCATCGATTTCATCTGATATTGGTGTTGATGGTGCTGCTGCATCGATTCGGATATCCCAAGCATTGAGGCTCACATAATACTTGCCGTTGTACTCTCTGCCTCTCAGGTCGAACTTGACCTCACATTCTTGACCGACTTTGGCTCCATCCAGGAATCTCACTCGCTCATTGACTGCTTGAAATTGTACCAGCTGTGGATACTTGTCACCGATTGAGAGAACAAATTCTCTGATATTCATCTTCTCACTCACTTGTCTGGCTTCACCGATGTGGTGAATGGTGCCTTTTGCTTTTAGCTCTTCCATTTTACTTGTTATTTAGTTGTTCATAATATTCGTGATATAGGTCTGATGCTTCTTTAAGGCGAGCAACCATCTTGGCCTCAATATCTTCATCTCTATCGTACCAGAGAGCTGTGATGCGCTTCTCAGGATTGATGTGGTCGACTCTGTGCAGCTGGAGATTCTCGTATTCATTAAGGAATTCATCCCAGGTGGTGACCATGCAGTAGATGAGCTCAGCACATGGCTTGTTATACAACATCATGTAAGCACGCAGCTGCCATTCATAGAGTGGATTGACAGCATCTTCCATCAGTGCCGGGAATGTATCCAGTGACCATGATGTTTTGACGTCAATTACTCTTGACTCGATGACAATATCAGCAGTTCCGATGAGATAGTCATTCTCAATGGTCCATTCATTCTTTACATAGTCAGTGAATCTCACCGAGTTGATGAGGTTGATGGACTCCAGCTCTTGCTCTCTACCTTTCCAGATGTATTTGTTGTTGAGTTCTGTGGTGTAGTTGTAGAAGTCCTCCTTTGCACACTGCTTGATGTAGCTCTTGGCTGTTTCTCCGATGCTGTCCTTGGCTCTGCCATTGGTCATCAGCTTCCCGATTTGCGATGGATGCCATTTCATAGTGCGAGCATTTTAGATTGAGCTTCAGTGAGTGCATAGTTGGTGGCCAACTGCTGTGCTGTGTACTTTCCAGCTTCGATTGATTCGAGTGCTGATTTGAATCGCTCTGCATTAATCGTTGGCTTTCCTTTCTGTGAATCTGCTGCACCATTGCCATCATCATCTACGGCTTGAAGTGATAGCAGTGACTGCAAAGTACCTCTTCTGAAATAAGTGACGGCAGCGAGCACCTTTTGGGGGTCTGTGATGACTGGAAGGCTCATGAATGACTCGATTATCTCACCAGAGTCGATATCGATGATACGAGTCACCACATCATTGCCAACCACTGGCTGCAAGAGTAGCAGTCCATGCTCGTGGAGAATAGGCTCCACCGTTGTGAG